GTTTGCTCAGGGTGTTCTTGCGTGAACCCTTCTCATCGTATACCTTACCAAAAGGCAACGTGAAGAGGGCCTCCACACAGAACTTACCCATGAGCGTCTTCTCGTCCACGAGGTGTTCGCCGTCGGTCGGTCGGGTGTGCATCTCAGCAGCATTGTCAGTACGGTCCCTCGGGACAGAACGCATTCGCTGCTGGGCATACTCCCAGACCTTCCAACTTATGCCATCTGGGGCTTTGGATGGAATTTTGCCGTGTTTGTGCATCGCGGCAGCCAGGCGCAGGTCCTTTTCCGTGGGCATCCACGGGCGGTTCGTGACTCCGTCCTTGTCCGTGACCACGTGGTCCGGAAAGGTTGGTAGTCCGAGTCCGCCCAGATGCTCGGGCAGGAACCAGGGAATGGTCAGTCCTTTCACTTTCTCTCCGCCCTTACCCTTTCCGGTGAGGGTCTCCCAGTTCTTGCTGAGGTATGCCTTGAAGACTCGCTTGCGATCTTCCTCGGCACACTCCTGCAGCAGAGCGTGTGAGTTCTTGGAGATACTGTTGAGAGTACCCCAGTTGGAGGCCTCGACCTTGTCGAGCTTTCCGCTGGTTGACCTGCCCTGCCCCACCAGGAGACCCATGTTGATCTGAGGGATCTGGGTGAGAAACCGCACCGCCGGCTTCTTTCCCCACATCTCAGAGAGATCTTCACTGGGCTCCTGGACGGAGAATTGCGCTGAGTTCATGTTTAGGAACTCACTGGCGAAGAAGTACTTTCCTATGCTGGGTGCCATGCCCGAGTGTCGTGCGAGTCCCTCCCAGAGGACTCTGCCGAACTCGGTGGCCCGGAACACGCAGTCGTCGCCGTTTACGGCGATGCCCGCGGCTCCGAGGCTCAGGCTCCGCCCGACGTCGTGCTCGCGCACCATGCGGCAGAGCGTTGCGTTCACCAAGCACAGGATCGGGAAGCTGGTTATGCTTCCCATGAGCTGTCCCCACACCTGAGGCGCTGACTTCGATGGATCATCTGGATCCTCGATCACGTGTCCCGTCAGGCTCGCCTTGAAAAGCGTCCTGATTCTGCGGTCCGTGAGGAACTTGTTCAACTCGTCGACGACCGTGTCACTGAAGAGCGGATTGAGATTGTCTGTGGCGGCTTTGTAGTCGCCACTCAGATATTTCTCCCCCTCCCTCAGTACGCCGATCTGGCGCTCGAGATACCTCGCACTGATCTCCTCTCCAATGAGGGAGAAGACTTTGCTTGAGTGGTCTCTGAGCGTTCGCCACATCCACTTTTGGAGCGGCTTCAGCACGGTGTAGGTGAACACAGGTCCCTTCGAGATGACTCGAACCTTCAGCGCCTCCGCCAGGGCGCACAGCTTTACCTTCTTCTCTTCATCCATTGCCTCGTCAACCATGTACTCGTACAGTTGACGCCACTTCTCGTTCAGGCTGGTGTCGTCCATCACCAACCTGCGAGACCTCCACGTCTTTCCTTCCACGCGGAATGAGATCAGCTTGCCTGCCCGCATCTTTAGTATGCGCAGGCCTTGACTGGACATGACTGCCC